TGACAGAAAGAAAAAGATAAAAGGCGGCTCTGCACAACTTCTCCTAGAGATGAAACACGACCCTGAATTTGGACAGTATGTAGTAGATTTTGTACAAGACCTTCGTAACAGAGCTAATGTAACACAGTATAATGAGATACATACAGGCGGAGGATTTTTTAATTTGGGTGAAAAGTCAACAAAACGAAGACCCACCGCAGAAGAAAAACAATTTTACAAGAATTTAGGTACAGGAGCTATTGCGGTAGAAAGACATAAGCAACACTACCCTACGCTTGCAAATTTGTATTTAAGGTATAAGGCAGAGATGAGTGATTCTGAAGAGGACATGGTAAGACGCCACTTTGGCAACACCAAATCTACTAGTAAATACTTTGAGGCACTAAAAGAATTGGGCCTCGACTAAACGAATTCGTCAGCTACCCGCAACGCGGCCCTGACACAACCGGAGCGGCTACCTACAAGCCAAAGTAGCCCCGCTAACCAGAGGTAATAAAATGGCAAAACAAGTACGTGGCGCAAGAGCCAACAAGCCGAACGACTCTTTCGGAACTATCAATAGCGAGACTCTCTACAAAGGCAACTATCGTGAGGACGTTTACAAAGACGACGACGATACCCCGGAGGTAGAAGCAAGCGAAGATACCGACCAACCTGAATCTACAAGCTTTGTAGAGACGACGCAAGAGAAACCGGATCACGACTACAAGAAGCGATACGATGACTTGAAGCGACACTACGATACAAAACTCGCAGAGTTTCAGGCGGAAAAGCAACAACTAGAAGCGGCAACAAAGCAGGCAAACGTGCCTATGCCGAAGACAGTTGAAGAGTTGGAAGAATTCAAAGCGCAATACCCTGATGTGTATGGTGTAGTAGAAACTGTAGCAGCGATGCAAGCCAGTGAACGCACCAACGAACTCCAGAAAGAACTGGAAGTTATTAAGGAGCGTGAGAAGGAAACGGTAGTACAGGCTGCTTACCGCGAACTTACGAACAATCATCCTGACTTCGACGATATTAAGACGGATGAGAAGTTCTTAAACTGGCTACAAGAGCAACCCGAATCTATTTCGGATGGTATCTACAAAAACAATACCGACGCTCGTTGGGCCTCACGAGTTCTTGATCTGTATAAGGCAGATGCAGGAATCTCAAAGAAGAAGACCAGTAAGGCGAAGACTGACGCTGCTACATCAGTACGTGCCCCTAAAGCTAGGGACATAAATGCTGAACAGGGCGGAGATAAGCGCATCTGGAAATCTTCTGAAATCCGTAGTCTCAAGCCGTGGGAGTTCGAGAAACTCGAAGAAGAACTCGACTCTGCGCGTCGAGAGGGACGGATCGACCCTAACAACTAACCTTAACCTCAAAAGAAGGAAGGAAAGAACCAATGGCATTTGGTACTGCTGCAGGCTATGGTAACCTGCCCTCCGGTAATTTTGCACCGGAGATTTTCAGCCAAAAGGTTCTCAAGTTCTTCCGTCGTGCTTCGGTTGTAGAAGACATTACAAATACCGACTACGCGGGCGAAATTGAAAACTTCGGCGACACGGTTCGCATTATTAAAGAACCAACAGTCACTGTCTCATCGTATACACGGGGTTCCGTTGTAAACGCGCAAGACTTGGCTGACGATCAAATCACGATGGTCGTTGACAATGCAAACGCTTTTGCATTCAAGATCGACGACATCGAAGAGCGGCACTCGCACGTAAACTTCGAAGCACTTGCCACCTCATCCGGTGCATTTGCCCTGAAGCGTAAGTACGACGCGAACGTCCTGCAAGCTATTTCCGATGGCGCAGGTATCGCAGGTGCTGACGACGCATCCCTCTCTGGTGGTCTTACGACTACTAACACCTCTCTGGGTACTGCGTCTTCTCCCATCGACGTAGAAACCAACGACGCAGGCATCAACCTGATGCTGCTGATGGCACGTACACTGGATGACCAGTCTGTGCCGGAAGAGAATCGTTGGTTCGTAGCACCTCCAATCTTCTACGAGAAGATGTTCCAAGCCGGTAATAAAATGGCTGAAGTACAGGTAACCGGTGATGCTACTTCTCCACTGCGTAACGGCCTTGCAATTCCGGGCACCCTCGCTGGTTTCCGCTGTTACAAGTCTACTGCGCTTAATTCGACAGCAGGCACCGATCAGGTAACTCTGTCTGGTGTGGCAACTGACGCCTCTGAGAACATCGTTCTTGCGGGCCATATGTCGTCCACCTCCACTGCTTCGCATATCGCTAAGACCGAAGTGGTTCGTTCAACTGAATCGTTCTCTGACGTTATTCGTGGTCTTCACGTTTTTGGTCGCAAAGTTCTGCGTCCGGAAGCTGTCGTTCGCGGCGTCATTGACTTCGCGTAAGGGAGGGCTAGATAAATGGCTACTATTGATCGTACCCCTAACGGCGGAACTGCTGGACATCCAGCAAATGTCGCACGTCCCTACGTAGTAACTTCACAGGTACACGATACTGCAGATGGTGGTACTGGTGGTGATGTCGTTCAACTGATCGACGTTCCTGCCGATACCATGATTGTATCAGGTGTTCTCGAAGTTCTTGAAGCACGGGGCAACGGACAGATTACCCTAGACGTTGGTTTTACTGGCGGTGACGTGGACTGTTTTGTTGACGGTTCTGCTTGCGCTGCTGGCTTCACCCCGTTCCTAGAGGCTGCAGTAGGTGCATCTGGCTCTAACGCCCGTATGCTGACTTCTGCAGACACCATCGATGCTCTCATCCTTGATGGCGGCTCTACTGGTGAATCTGCGCTGCGCTTCCGTGTTCACGTAGTTCTTGCTGACGTTTCCAAGAACCCAGTGGAATCTGCTACAGTTTCTACTGGCACGTAACCTACCTCAAGGGGGCGGGGCAACTTGCCCCCTTGACACATACTATTATATATGATATAAGCGTGTAAACCAGCCGGGAGATATACCATGCTATTACAGCTTCTATCAGAACAAGAAGTAGACTACTGCCTCGACAAGTGGGGCACTAACGAAGACGGTGCAAAGACTCAACCCCGTTCAAACGGAGAGAAGCTAAAGGACAACGAAGAATGTCCTGACATGCTACCAGAAGTACGGCAACTCGTAACGACAAGACTGCACAACAACCCGTACGTAGAGTCGGTTGTTTGTCCCAATAAAATATCAGTTAATTTTTATAATGAATATAAAGAGGGCGGGTACTATCACAAGCACATAGATACCTTCCGTGCTGCACCAAAAAGTAACAATGTATACTTTGACTATGGATTTTCACTGGGTCTATCTGATGAGTACGAGGGTGGAGAGTTTGTTCTAGAGAATGATGTGGGTGAAATATCCTACACTATAGGAAAAGGACAAATACTGATCTTTCCGATTATCTACGCTCACGGCGTTATGCCTATAAAAAAAGGCTCTCGTAGAGCCATAATAGGATGGATGTCAAGCAACGTATCTTACGAACAAAGCTACATCTTAAAAAATTTGTATCAAATAAACGCAGATTTTATAAAAGATAAAAAAGAAGATATGGCTCTAAAGTCTACTGTGATTCAAAACTATCTAGCTAAACACTGGGGAAAATGATGGCACGTAAAGCATCACCCAAGCCCAAGAAAAAGAAGTCGAAGGGTGCAACCCCCAAGAACAAAGCCCTCTACGCCCGCGTAAAAGCAGAGGCGAAGAAAAAGTTTGACGTGTACCCATCAGCCTATGCAAATGCGTGGCTGGTCAGGACGTACAAGAAGCGTGGCGGGACGTACGCCTAATGGCTAAACCGAAGGGTGGTTTAACTAAATGGTTCAAGGAAGACTGGCGGGATGTAAAGACCGGCAAGAAGTGTGGTCGCTCCGGATCAGAAAAGAAGAAGCGGCCCTACCCTGCGTGTAGGCCAGCCAAAGTTGCTAAACGTATCACAAAGAAAGAAGCATCTAAGAAGACCGGACCACGCAGAGTAAACTGGTCTGTTACTGCTTCGGGCAAACGTCGTCGTAAAACTAAAAAGGCATAGAAGAAATTTAATATGGGCGATAAAGCAAGAGGTAGATCGGCGGCTTCTAGTGCGGAGGTAGAAAACGATTACCTGTCTGCTGACGATAAACTCAAAGCGCAAGAAGAGTTTGGAAAAAAAGTTGGGGCTGCTAAAAGAACAGGTCGTTACTACGACATCCCCGAAGCTGTAACTGATGCGTACAATATGCCAGTTATTAACGAGAGCAAACTGCGACTGAAAAGGTTGGGTGCAAGAAAAACTAATAAGAGACAATTCCCAGAGGGGATATAGATGGCACGCAAAGCCGACAAGATGCCAGCCCGTAACAAAAAGAACTTTCGTCCTACCAAGAAGGGTGCGGGTATGACGAAGGCTGGAGTAGCTGCATACCGACGTAAGAACCCCGGCAGCAAACTAAAGACTGCAGTCACCGGCAAGGTGAAACCCGGAAGCAAGGCAGCTAAACGGCGCAAGTCGTACTGTGCCCGTTCTGCAGGTCAGATGAAGAAGTTCCCGAAGGCAGCGAAGAATCCGAATAGTCGTCTTCGCCAAGCACGGAAGAGGTGGAAATGCTAACTGCATTGATTGGCCCGATCTCTAGTCTTGCAAGCACATGGCTTGAGGGCAAGGTCGAAAAGACTAAAGCCGAAACAGGCGCAAAGGTCGCAAAGGCAAAAGCCGAAGCGGTCATCATGGAAAAGAAAGCAACAGGCGAAATAGACTGGGACTTGGAAGCGATCAAGGGCAGTCAGAACTCGTGGAAAGACGAGTGGCTGGTAATCTTGTTTTCGGTTCCCTTAATCCTAGCATTTATACCGGGTATGGAAGATGTCGTCTCACACGGATTTCAACAACTGGAGCAAATGCCTGAATGGTACCAGTACAGCTTGGGCGTTATTGTTGCTGCAAGCTTTGGCGTACGAAGCGCGACGAAATTCTTCGGAAAGAAATAGGCGTGGCTGACGTAACATTTGAACGCATATCCAAGTGGAAGTTGCTACCCCGGTTTATGATGCTCATAATGACTCTAATGAGTTGGCGTTGTGCAGAGTGGTTTATGAACTTGGATGCCCCGACAGCAGCACAGTCCGCGTTTGTAAGCGTTGTGATGGGTGCCATGACAGGTGCGTTTGGCATCTGGATGGGTGGCGAAAACAGAGGACACCGGAATGAAGTATAATACAACTCACTTTCTAGACAAGCTGATTGCACACGAAGGCTTGGTCCTTACTGTGTATCAAGACACGTTGGGTATCGACACTATAGGTATCGGACGCAATCTCAAAGATCGCGGCATCAGTAAAGAAGAACTGGATCACATGGACATACCGTCGATGGACGTGATCTATGAACACGGTATCACGGAGGCGGATGCACGATATCTTGCCATGAATGACATCAAGATAGTCGAAGAAGAGTTGTGTCGGGTAAAGCCCGTCGTTAACGACTTGGATTCGGTGCGTCAATTGATCCTGATGGATATGGCCTTCAATATGGGCGTGCCACGCTTGTGTAAATTTAAGCGCATGTGGAATGCGATAGAAGAACGAAAGTTCGACTCCGCTGGACTAGAGATGCTCGATTCCAGATGGGCAAAGCAGGTCGGATCGCGGGCTACGAAGCTTTCGGACGCTATGGTCAAGGGGGAATTTTGAAGCATGTTTTTCTCCTGTTTGTTTTCTTGGGCATAGGAGAGGATAAGCGACAAGTCAGCGGCGACATGTATTTCCGCGATTTAAACGATTGTGTGTGGTACGCACAAAAATTACACAAACAAGGGAAAACGGTAACGGCATACTGCCTACCCAAACTGGTCGATGAAAGTGTGCGAGTGTACTGATGTTAGCCGAACTTGCTGCAGCGAATGCTGCGTTTGCCGTAATAAAGACTGCTGTTCAGAACGGCAGGGAGATTGCCAGTGCGGGCAAGGCAATCGCCAACTTTGTAGGTGCAAAAGAGGAACTACAGAGAAGGGCGACTAGGAAGGGCGGCGGCTCCGACCTAGAAGAATTTATGGCTCTGGAGGAGCTACGCGAAAAAGAAAAACAGCTAAAAGAAATAATGATATACGCGGGTCGTCCCGGATTGTGGAATGACTGGCAACGCTTTCAGGCAAAGGCACGAGTCGCTCGAAGAGAAGCAGAGCAAGAACGTATACGAAAGCGCAAACACCACTTTGAAGTGGCAATTATTACATTCCTCTTGATTGTGTTTGCTTGTATCCTAGCCTCCGCTGTGCTTTTAGTTTTGCACTTTCAGGGAAGACTATAATTTACTTGCAAAATTCACAAACTTGTGCTACAATATATAAGTCGGGGAGAGTTGAGTAATGAAGGTATATCAATTGGCAATAGATGCTCTAAAACATAAATACACGGCGGAGATGGCGGATGCAAAATTTGTATTCTCTCTTTACTCTAAACATCCTGTTGGCGTGGGTGAACATCCGGGTTTGCTGGAAGAGATGGATAGCGCGTTGGAGAAGTGGGTTAACGCAAACGACAAAATGGATGCCCTGAATTCTATCGTGGCAGAGACGGATAATGAAACTGAAGATTGATGGCGAACAAATCCCTCACTAAGTCGGTTGACCTGACGAATACCGCCCAGACTACGATATACACTGTGCCTGCTAATCACTCTTCTGTGGTTCAGGCCATTATTATATCTAACACAGATTCTTCTGCTAGGAATGTTCTTATTCAGAGAAACGATGGTTCCTCGACGTACAACATATTTGAGGCTCGTGCTATAGCCTCTAATTCTTCTGAGGCTCTGATTAACCTCGATTCTCCTCTATACCTAGACGCAGGAGATATTGTGTACGCCACAGCTACCACCGGAAATACCCTACTGGTAACTATATCTGTGCATGAAACTTACGATCCAAATGTATTCTAGAACTACGGAATAATTTATGGCCCTCAAGGTAGCTGATCGTGTAAAAGAAACGACTAACACTCAGGGAACTGGTACCTATACGCTCTTGGGTGCAGTTACCGGGTTCGAGTCGTTTTCTGTTATCGGCAACGGGAACACAACATATTACTGTTGTACAGACGGTACTAATTTCGAAATAGGTATCGGTACCTATACAGCTAGCGGTACAACCCTAGCCCGCACGACTATACTTCAGTCGAGTGATTCCGATACAGCCGTAAACTGGGCAGCAGGCACACGAGAGATATTTGTTACTCAGCCCGCAGAGAAGGCGGTGTTCCTGAATGCGGATGGGGACATCGAGCTTGATAATCCACATCGAATAAAAATTAATAGCAACACCTCTGACCCAGTTCTTGCGATAGCAGGTGGCGGTCCAAACTTTATTCGTTTTCACGACGCTGCTGGATTTAACAGCACCACAAATGCTGTTGATATAGTTTAC